TATGAAAACGCCTCAGTGACTGAGGTTAGAGAAATCAAGGAGGAAACAAACAATATGGAAACAACAACAACACCTGATTACTCTTCAGAAATCGCTGAAGTGCGTAATCATGCAGAAGAGTTGGAACGCCGTTTAGAAGTTTTGTCAGTAGACAAGACAGAGGCTCCAACAGCACCACAATTCCGTTCATACGGTGAGTATGTAAAGTCAGTTGCAACAGGAGAAGACAATGGTCTTGTTCTTGCTCGTGCATTTGCAGATACAAACTCAGTGATGGCAGACAGCATCTTGAAGAACGCATGGGTCAATGACACCATCCGTATTCTTGACATGGGTCGTCCAACATACAATGTATTTAGTTCAGCACCACTTCCAGCAGATGGAATGACAATTGAATACCCACTACTCAATTCTGACTCATCAGCAATTGAAGAGCAGGAAGCAGAAGGAGACTCACTTACATTTGGTAAGATTGACCTAACTTCAGCAACTGCAAACATTAAGACATACGGTGGATACACTGCTATGACTCGTCAGTTGATTGAGCGTTCATCTGTTGCTTATGTAGATGCAGCATTCCGTGCAATGGCAGCAGCATATGCAAAGAAGACAAACAATGTAGTTAAGGCTGCTCTTGCAGGTGCTTCTACATCAACAACATCAGTTGCAGCATGGTCTGCAGATGCAATCATTGAAGCCCTTGCAGATTCTGCAACTAAGGTAAACAATGAAACAGGTAAGTCACTTGAATTTATTCTCGTATCTTCAGATGTATTCAAGCAACTTGCTAAGCAGGTAGATGGTCTTGCTCGTCCAATCGCAGCAGCGACTAACCCTTCAAATGGATTCGCATCAATCAATCCAGTTGGACTAACAGGTTCAATCGCAGGTCTACCAATCGTTCTTGACCCATCACTACCAAATGGAACTTTCTACACAGGTTCATCTACAGCACTTACAACATATGAGTCTGCTGGTGCTCCATTCCGTTTGAATGATGGAGATATCACAAACCTTACACAGCAGTTCTCTGTTTATGGCTACCTTGCAGTTGCTGCACAGGACCCTAAAGCAATTGTTCGTGTTGGTAATCCACTGGACTAATAGGGGAATTTAAATGGACTGGACTGACCTCAAAGCGTATGTAGGTGCTTCTGACTTGGATAACGAGTTTGCAGAAGAGTGCTGGGAAACGGCTACTGACTTAATTGCATCTTATGTGCAATCAACAAAGGTGCCTACCCAGATTCTAAAGCGTTGCTACCTTGAGGTTGGTTCAGAACTATTTCATAGACGCTCTGCTCCAATGGGAATCTCACAATACTCAGCATATGACGGAGCACCTATCCGTATTGCAAGAGACCCATTAGCAGGTGTCTATCCACTACTTAACCGTTACATGGTGAGGTTTGCATGAACATCTCAGGAATCAAAGAAGATATAGCAAATATCCTTAGAGAAGAACTGCAGAATGTTTATAAGTTCTCACCAGCAAGACCAACTGCTCCTTGTGCAATTCTTGAAGCAGGGTTTCCTTTCATCAGTGTTAATGATGATGAATATGAAGCAATCTATTCAACTAACTGGAAGATTCTTCTTCTTGTTCCAACAGCACAAAATGATGTTGAGACAACAGGACTTGATTCTTTGTTAGATGCACTTCTCCCATTGATTTGGGCAAACACAGCAGTATCAAAATTAGATGTAGATAAGCCATTCCTCACTGAGGCAAATGGAGCAACTTACTTAAGTACAAACATTAACATCACTATAGATTCACAAGGAGGTCAGTAATGACAAGATTAAAAGGAAAGAACATTGTGTTCAAGGTTGGTTCAACCGATTACGCAGGTTCAGTAAAGAATGTGGTCTTCAGTTCAGCAGTTGGTGAAATGGGTTTTGGGGATTATTCAGACTCACTTGATTACACATGCACAGTAACAGGATTCCAAGATTTTGCAGCAGCATCACTATGGACACAATTGTTCGCAAACCCAGGAGCAACACTGTCTCTTACATTTGCACCACACGGTAATGCAGTTGCATCAGCAACACAGCCACACTTTGAAGCAACAGGATATGCAGAAACTGTTCCTGATATGGGTGGAGCAGCAGGGGAATATTTCACATATGACCTAACAATTAAATTGGATGGAAAGCCTGTAAAGGTAGTTTCCTAATAGGTTGCAATGGCAGAGTACACAGTTGCAGTTAAGGGATTAAGAGAAGTAGTTAGAAGTTTTAATCAGTACGCAGGTGCTGTTCAAGACTTGAAAGAAGCAAACTACGCCATTGGTTCTAAGGTCGCACAGACAGCCTCTGCCATTGCTCCTGAACAATCTGGAGCATTGAGAAGTTCTATTAGAGCAAACAAAGCAAAGCAGAAAGTTCAAATCAAAGCAGGTGGAGCGAAGGTTCCTTATGCAGGTGTTCAGGAATATGGATGGGCAGCAAGAAACATTAAGGCTCAACCATTCCTAAGAAGAGCAGCATGGACAAACAGGGAATACACAAGAACTCAGTATGTATCAAACCTGAATGCCATAAGAAGAAAATATATTGGAGGCAGTTAAATGGATATTTCACAATTAAAGATGAAAGACCTTGCAGAAGTTGAAACTCTCACAGGTCTAAATATGGATGAGTGGGACAGTGGTTCTAAGGTAAAACTAACCATTGCCATTGCATTAGTCATGGGTAAGAAGTCACAGCCTGACCTAACTTGGGAACAAGTAGAGAACATGAGCGTTGATGAACTACAAGCACTAACAGGTGCAGAACTCCCAAAAGCGACACTCTCTTAGAACTCATGGGTGATTTCTGTGCAGCCACAGGATATACACCCACTCAATTCTGGGAGTTAACGAATGAAGAAGTTGTATGGATTACGAAGGGGGTAAGGAAGAAAAATGGCTAATAATATTGTTGTAGACATTGTTGCAGATACACGCAGCCTTGTTAGAGGTGTCAATGAGACCAACTCTAAACTCAATTCCCTCAACGGTTCAGTAAATAAGATTTCAGGTGCCTTCAAAGGCATAGCAGCAGCATTTGGTTTATCAGTAGGTATCTCTTGGTTTAAGGATGCTATCAAGGCAGCAGAAGATGAGAAGAAGTCATTTGATGCTCTTGCCCTTGAGTATGGTGCTTCAGCAGATGCTGTGATTGAAAAAGTCAACGGTATGTCAAAGAAGTTTTATGTTGATGATGGAACCATTGCACAGTTAATAGTTGATTTAAGAGGAAAGTTAAGAGCAGAACTTGACCCACTTGCTGCAGATTTAGCAGAAGGCACAATCAATCTTGCAAGAGTAATGAATGTACCCATTGAAGAAATGGCTGCAAAGATGCAGAAGGTTGTTAAAGACGGCAAGGTAACTATGACTGAGTTACAGCAACTTGGTGTTAAGTTAAATGAAGAGCAGCAGAAGTCCTTTGATGCAGCAGTTAAGTCAGGAACCACAGTTCAGTGGCTAACAGATTACTTAACGAGTCCTGAGTATCAGAAGAAGGCTTTGTCCATGATTACTCCTTGGGACAAACTCACATTCACAATGAATGAAATAAAAGATTTAGTAGGTGGGAAACTCCTCAAGGCATTTGAGAACATATTTGATTTCTTCACAGACACAGACAAAAACGGTATTACTAAGACTAATAAGAACTTTGAAGATATGAAGGACATTCTTATCCTCATAGCAGCAGCACTTGTTGCCTCAAAGATTATTACTCCCATAGTTATGTGGATGAAGGCTGTACAAGGTTTAACCATTGCAAATATTGCCCTCAACATTGCCATGAACGCTAACCCAGTAGGTCTAATTATCTTGGGTATCACAGCACTCATTGCTGTAGTTATCTTGATTATCAATCACTGGGATGACTTGGGTAAAGCATTTAAAGCATTTGCAGATAAGTTTGTAGGTTTCTTCACAGGTATTGGAGACATATTCAAGAAGGCATTTGCAGGAGTTTCATTCTCAGGACTGTTTGATGCATTCAAGAACATGATTAATAACATCCTTAACTTTGCTAAAGGCTTGGGTGGCACCTTCCTTCAGATAGGTAAGGACATTGTTCAGGGCATGATTAACGGTATTGGGTCAATGATTTCATCAGCCATTAATGCAGTTAGAAATGTTGCCTCAGCAATAACAAACGGTATTAAGAGTGCCCTTGGTATTAACTCACCTTCAAGAGTATTCATGGCAGTAGGTTCAGGACTGACTGAAGGCTTAGTAAAAGGTATTGATAAGACTGCTTACTTAGCAGTTAACAGCGTTAAAGATTTAGGCAAGAGCCTACAAGTACCTATGGAGTTATCTCCTGTAGGTGGACTTGGGTATGCCACCACAGCATCTGCTCAACCAATTACAGTGAACATCACTGCTGGTTTAGGTACTGATTCATATGAACTTGGAAGAGTTGTTAGTGCAGCATTGGAAAAGTACGCAGGTGTAAACGGTAGATGAAGTTACAAGACGAATTAACATTAGAACTTAGAACCTTTGTAGATGGTCTGTTTACTCTTGGTACAGACAGAATCAACCTTGCAGTAATTGCATCTGATGAACAGTTGATGGATGACAATCTGTATGAGTGGACAGAGATTATGGATGGTGTTTTATCCATTGATATCAAGAGAGGTGTAGATACCTATACAGGTGCCTATGCCCTTCCTGTACCTTCTGTAGGGGTCATGCACATTGTTACAAGGAATAAGACTCTTGACCCAAATGTAAATATTTATATGGTCCCTAAGACAAAGGTACGCCTACGCAGGGGTAATGAAATTATCTTCCAAGGAAGAATGAACAATCAGTATGTTGATTACAGAAGTGACAAAGACAATCCACTTATCTCATTTGATGTGATGGACCCAATTGCAGACCTACAACAAACAACAACTAAATTATCAAGCATCACAGCAAATGGTTCACAGACTTGGAATGGTCGTATTACTTCCTTGTTCTCTAATGCAGGTAAGGAAGATTCTCCTAAGACCATTCATGGTGGTGGAAAGATTAAACATGGGTACTGGGAAGATGACAGAACTCTATGGGAAGCCTTAGTCCTTGCATCTAATACAGAAGGTGGCTTCATCTTCTATGACAAGGATGGAACCCTGCAGTGCTATGCCTCAGAGACTATTCCTGTTGGAACTACCCTCATGGAATTCAACAATGAAGACACCACTAAGTATGGCTACAAGAACATTGCTCTTGATTACAACATCCAATCCACTATCAATGAGGTAACAGGTACTAACAAGTACGCCTATTACACAAAAGAGTTCCAAGAAGACCCAGAGACTTTCTATGGCGAATTCAAAACGGTAGAGAAGATAGTTTCAGATGTAATGGAACCTAAGAGAAGACAAGCCCTTATTAACAGATATGGCACTCATGCTTTGAATGTTGAAACTAACTTTAATCTTGC